GTGCCTTACAATGTACCTTATCTTCCTCTCTGTTAATCTGCCGTAACCCATCAGTTGTTTGAGGGTATTTAAAGTCAAATTTTTTGGGACTATACATTCTCGCCTTAGCTTTTAAAGTCTATTTTTAGCCAATTTCCTATGAAACTAATAGTTAAGGACTTGAATGTATCTGAGCTCAGCGACGACAAGAACGTTTACGTCGAGGGCTACGCTTCAGCAGCTGTCAGGGACCTATACGATGAGGTCATCACCGAGGAAGCGCTCAAGGAAGCGGCTAAGGACTTGACGAGGGAGCCGTACAACAAGGTCTTTCTCAACCACAAGCACGACGACATTCCGATAGGCAAGATCATCGAAGCCGAGGTAAGAGATGGCAAGCTGTGGGTCAAGCTGATGCTGAACAAAGCCCATCCACAATTTGAAACCGTTTACCGCTCGTTGAAGGATGGCTTCCTCGACGCGTTCTCAATCGGCTTTAAAGCTCTTGAAAAGCAGGGCAACAGAATTATTAAGCTAAGGATAGTTGAAGTAAGCTTGGTTTCTATTCCGGCTAATCCTCAAGCAGTTGTAGAGCAAGTTTACGAGAAAAACTTCGAGCCAGAGGAAGTTCGCGGAGTAGTGCCATCGCATCCCTGGAAGTACGGCAAAGACGAGCAATCAGGCTGGAAGAAGCCAACTCTAAGCGACTTCACAAATAAAAGCTGGGATGAGCTGAGTGATGCTGAGAAGAGATCGATAGCTGGTCACTTCGCTTGGGCTCCTGCAAACCCACCAGAGCGATTCACAGATCTAAAGTTACCCCACCACGATCCCAAAAGCCATGCAGTTGTGCGGAGGGGAGTGATTGCAGCGATGGCCGCCTTATTCGGAGCAAGGGGCGGAGTTGACATTCCAGCTGAAGACAAGAAGAAAGTTTACGATCATCTCGCAGCCCACTACAGGGAATTTGGTATGGAGCCTCCCGAATTCAGATTCCTCGAGGAATTCGCAACCAAACTACTCGAACTTGATGAAACCGAGTCTGAGAAGCGGCCTGCTTTAAAAAGTCCGAATTTCAAAGAGCAACGCATGAGTGAGGAAGTAGAGAAGAAACTGGAAGAGCTGACTTCAGAGATTGAGCGTCTCAAGGCAGAAAACGAGAATCTCAGAAAGAGGCTTGCAGAGTACGAGGAAAAAGAGAGGGCAGCGATCATAGAGAAGATCAAGAAAGTTGCAGCAATCACGAAGGCTGAAGTAAATGAGGAGGAGCTGAAGAAGGCTAATGTCGTTGAACTCAAGCTCGTTTACGCTGATCTTGCTGACAGGGTTATTTCTAACAAGACTGCTGAGAAAGTCAAGACCCCAGTTGATGACTCTGAGTTCATCGAGACAAAGTGGGGCAGGGCTGATGCACGCAAGGTTGCCGAGCTGAGGAAAATGCTGGGTATTGAGGAGGAGGTGAAGTGAGATGCCCCTCGTTTATGCGGAAGGAAGGTTCGTTAAAGCTACGGCAGGGGCGGCAATAACTGCAGGACAGCTCGTCGAGCTTACTGACGATGAAACAGTTGCTCCAGCTTCAGCAGGCTCAACTGCTGTGCTTGGCGTTGCGTTGATGGATGCAGCTGCAGGCGAGCTCGTCACAGTTATTACAGAGGGGATCGTCGAAGTGACTGCTGGTGGGGCAGTTTCTGCTGGATCGAAAGTACAAGCAGCTGACGGAGGTAAGGTAACTGCATGGAGTGCATCTGCAGCCGGGGATTCTGCGAAGATAGTCGGGATTGCGATCACATCTGCTGCTGCGGATGGAGATAAGGTAAAAATCAAGCTGGAGGTGTGATAAATGCCCGTGCTGACATCAGATATCTTGCCGGCTGAACTCCTGCAGGTAATTAGTGATGTTGTGGTCGTTCAGGCAAGGGCAACGAGAGTAGGCAGGAACCTCGTACAGGTCGAGAAGGTCGATGCTGGAGCTCAGACTTACAAATTCCGCAAGTTCACTGGATTCAGCGATGTACAGGAGATTCCTGAGGGGGCTGAGTTCCCGCTTGAGGGTGTCGAGTACACCGAGGAGACTGCAGACATCAAGAAGATCGGTAAAGCGTTCATGGTCACGAGGGAGGAATATCTGGGCAACAAGATCCACAGCATCGGACAGCTCGCAAGAGATGCTGCAGAGGTTGTCGCATTGAAGGAGGACGAGATGATTATTGGCGAGCTCGTGAGCGATGCAGGGAAGCAGCAGGCCGCATCTGCGGCATGGAGCGATACTGGCAACCCATACAACGATGTCTCAGCAGCCTTGGCAAAGCTTGAGGAAGTGAATGTAAAACCGGATGTCCTCGTCCTCCACCCATACGAGGTCGCTGATCTCAGGAGAATTGACGCTGATGCTAAGATGACCTACGCCCAGCTCATCGAAGGTCTTGGTCTGAAAGTCATCGCAACTCCGAAGCTGTCAACTGGAACTGGCCTGCTTCTCGACACAAAGAGGGCTGGAGTGCTTGTAGTTGCAGAAGACATCTCAATTGAAGGGCCTACATACAAGCAGGAGAACCAGAGCTATCTGATCAATGTATTCGAGAGAATCGTTCCAGTCGTGAGGTACCCAGACGCAATCTGCAAGCTGACAGGAATCTAACCCTTATTTTTTGAGGGGTCAATGATGACAGGGTTTGACAGGGATGAGGTCAGACTACTCGGAGAGCTTAACGGGAAGATGGACCGTGTTTTGTGCGAGCTTCAGAAAATCAACGGAAGACTGAATAGGCACGAGGATCAGCTTGAGGAGCATGACAGGGCCATAGAGCAGCACAAAAGTTATTTCAGGATTATAGGAGGTGTTATCGGAGCTATAATCACACTAATCGCTGCAGCAATAGCGGTAATAACTTCAAGGCTTTGATTTTTCTTTTTAAAGTCTATTTTCGAGCTTTTTGCATGAAGGTCCGAAACAAGACGAAAGCTGTTGTTTATATTGGTAACAAAATCATCAAGCCAGGAGAGGTCACAGAGTTGAGCAAGAAGGAACTCGAATTCACCGGAGTTAAAGCAATGATTGAGAGCAAAGAGCTTGAGATTGTTGAGGAAGAGAAGAGAGTAAAGAAAAAGAAAGAGTGAGCTATGATAACGATAGCTGAGGTCAGAAGCACACTTGGAGAAGCGTATTCGACAAAACCGGATGATGCGATAATTCAGTCATTCATTGATCGTAGAACAGAGGAGCTTAAAGATTTGATCGGGCTTGATGATTTGTCATCGCCTCCTCATCAGAGTCTGCTGAAAAGATGGTTGCTCAACAAGGTTTGCTGCGATGTTCTCGCCAATGATCTTCTTGGTGTTGATTCGGCTGATGTGCTTGAGTACAGCATTGGGGAGTTGAGGGAGAGCAGGAGTAAAAATGTCGATCTGAAGTTAACATGGTATCAATCTTTTAAAGAGGCTGCAGATCTGGCTCTGAATACATATTTCCTGAAGACGAGGAGTTACAGAGCTGTGAGATTATAGCAACAGTTTTATTTGATAAGATAAAAATATGAGTGTGGAGAGAGGAAGAAAGCTGTTAAGGCAGCTGAAATATCTGGTTGAAAGCCATTTTCCAGAGCTCGTCGTTGAGCAATCGCAAGATGCAATTTTGATAAGGGTTAGAAATGGCAACTCAAGAAGAGGTCCTGCAAGCAATAGTTGAAAATAACGGCGTGATGAGCTTCAAGCAGCTGAAAGAGCATTTTGGGATAGGCAAGTCTGGCTCTTCGTGGCTTCCTCAGCGTTTGAAGTCGCTTGAATCGAAAAAGCTGATTTACAGGCTCAGAGTTGGAAACGAAACTTTCTTCATTGCAGATCCAGATCTGGTTGAGTTTGAGACCAGAGGAAGGCCAGCCGGCACTGTTTGCATTAACACGGCTATGGAGCAGAAGCTGTTGAATTTTGTCAACGAGCGGAAGATAGTTACGAGATGGAAATTGCGAGAGGGGCTTGGATGGTGTGAGAGAACGATTAATAAATACGTCAAAAGTTTGATCGACAAGAACATGCTGATTGAATGGGACACAGGGACTGTGAGGCTGTATTTCACTCCAAAAACTCTTGACAGTATCCTTGCCGACTACTACGAAAAACTGTATTCTAATTTTTGATCCTGAAATCAGGATCAAATTGAGTCTTTTGGTAAGGTGAAATTTGAGCCTATTTTTAAAGTCTATGTGAAAGCCGAATCTATGCCAGATGAAAATAAGATAAATGAACCGCTTGGATTACCACGAGGATCGATAAGGGCCATACTTGCAGGAACTGTCGTGGGCGGAACAATAGTTCTGTATGGGATTACGGGAAATGTCCCAGACTGGTTGATAAGTGCCTTCGGTACGGCGTTTGGCTTCTACTTTGGCTCAAGATCTGTCTCGAAGTAATTTGTATCTTTTAAAGTCTGTTTTTAACTTCTTTTTGTGGCGAGAAGTCCAGATATCAAAGATCTAACTAAAAAACCATACAAACGGTCAATTTTCTGGATAGTTTTCCTTATCATCGGACTACTTGCTGATGAGTACATTAAGGAGGGTTACTTGTTCGATCCAGCCGACATGACGATTTACGGGACTCACGAGTTTCTGATAACACTTCTCTCTGTTTTGGGGGTGTCGTTATGTCTTTCGAAAAGATTCTTGAAAAGAAGGGGAGAGAAGTAACTCTTATAAAGATGACTCAAATAAGTGATGCTGGTTACATCAGCAAGCAGGAAACTGTTGTAACGATTAAAGCTGTTGTCTTACCGCTTACATCCGAGGAGAGAAAGTTCTGGCAGGAAGTCGGAATAAGGAAAGCCAGTTTGAAAGTTTTTACCGATCGGGAACTCAGTACTGGCTGGCAGATCGAGATCGACGGCAAGCGCTACACGATCAGAGCCTACGAAAACTATGAGAAATACAGAAAAGCGATCCTTGAGGCGGTTGAATGATCAGGGATAGGAACAAGATTCCTGAGCTGCTGAATTCGCTTCCAAAAGAGAAGGAGCGGATATTGCGAAAAGCAGGAGCTTTCCTTGAGGGAGCCGTGAAGGAGAAGATAACGCAGGGCGATCCATCTTGGCCGCCCCTCCGGCCAGAGACTGTTAAACGGAAGGGCTCATCAAAACCTCTCATCGATACTGGAAAGCTCAGAACTTCAATCACACACAAAGTTGAGGAGGATAAAGCCCTCATCGGCATATTCAGCGGAGAAGCTTTGAACTACGCAGCGGTGCACGAATTTGGTTCGCCAAAGAGAAACATTCCTGAGAGAAGCTATCTCCGCAAAACATTCGACGAAAAAAGAAATGAAATCGAGAAGCTGATTGATGCTGAGATTGAAAAAGTCCTGAGAAGGTATTCATTCCATGCTTGAAAAAAGAATTCATACTGAGCTTTATGATCAGCTGGCGAATTACAGCTTCAGCTATCAGGGCCAGCCAGTCGAGGTTACAATCTTAAGAGCAAAGCAGGCTGTTAACGATTTACAGTTCCCATCCATCTTCATAGATTACAGCGATGCCGTGCTCGACAGAGGCAATATTCCGCTCAATGAAGTCTACAGCATTGATCTCGTTGATGCAGGAGATGGATTTCAGGATATACAGTATCACAAGGGCGTGGCTGTCAGACAGTCCATCGAGCTGAATCTTTACGATAACAACATCCGCAGAATTGCCGAATTGCAAGAGCAGCTGTTCTTGCTGTGCAAGCAGATAAGTCTGACAGGGGTTACGATTTTTGAGGTGATGCCACCGAGATTTCTTGACTTCACTGAAGAGGACTATGTTTACAGGAGGATGATTGAGATTGTTTGCAGGTTCTTAGTATCATGGGAGGAAATAGTGAAGACAGTTGAGGAGGTCGAGAGCTCGGTTGAAACAC